CGTGCGAGTTGCTCGGGTGCCATCGTGCGATGTCGTCACCGTAATGTACATGTCGACCAAGTCTTCACCCTTAATGTTGATGCCTTCGTTCAACTTCAACGTTGCACCAACGCGCTTACCGCCCTTTAATTCGAACACAGTGTCGAGTGTTGCTGCACCTGAGATGAGAAGTGCGTCCACGTGAGCGAGTGCGTTTGCGTTGCTCATTGGAACGTAGTCCCCACCGACACGGCCAAGATACGCCTCGTTGTCACTGCGAAGAGTGGCGTAAGACGAAGTCATTGGCGCTGGAGTGCCGTTGTCCTTCATGTAGAACGTCGGGCGCTTTTCAACGGACCAGTTGAGACCGTTACGCTCGAGTGCTTCGCTGATGCTGGTAATACCTTCGGCGACTTTTGCGACGCCTTTAAGTGTTGGCAACATTATTGTCCTTCTCCTTCTGTGGCAATGCCACGGTTTGACCTCTGCTTTTGCAGAGCCTTTTCTTTCGGTAACACAATACGCTCTTCAGTGAACATACGTGTTAACGATCGACCTTTACGCCCGCCAATGACGGTGACCCACAAAGTTTCACCAGTCTCGGCGTTAATTGTTGCGTTAATGAATTTGTATGAACCGGGTGCTTCAGTGACCGTGACTATGTCACCCGGAATGAGACCCTTCCAAGTCTCGACAGTGCTTTTCATATGCGTCCCTTCGTCCTGTGTATAACTCATTCTAACACCTTGCACAATCAAAGTACAATGATGCGTTCAAACTTATTGAACGTCTTTGTCGAACCGTCTTCGAACGTCACAGTAGTCGATACATTGCCACGAGTAGAAACGATTGACGCTACAATGCCCCACTCCGTTTTGTCGCCAATGAGAAGTTCTGGTGCCGTGACGTCAAGGACACCATTAACTTTTGCACGCTTCTGTGCCGTTTCTTTCGTTTCGAGAGCGAGAAGCGTCGTCCACACGTCTCCGTAAAGCCGTGCTCGCTTTTCGCCTTGCTTTTTGTACACTTCGTCTTTGAAGTTGCTGTAGTCGACATCTGCACCGATGCGAGCGAGAATTGAGGGGAATTCTTCTCGAGTGCATAGCGCACGGAATGGGTAATCCGCCGTGTACGTTTCGATGATGTCACTGAGTTCTGGTGCGTACTTCTCTTTGAGATTTTCGAGGTCTTGACGGTCGCGTGCTCGAATTTGCACGCTCCCGTCTACATTCGAAATTGTTGCAGAGAAGAAGCCGATTGTCGTAACGAGCCACATATTAGAGACCCTCCTTGTTAGCGCACTCAGGGCCAAGACCGCGGTGCAGTGACGCAGGCACCGTCAACTTGCGATTACAACGTGCGCACTTACCGCTTGCAATTGCGTACGCTTCAGCGTGCTTGAGGAATTCTTCATGCGCTTGACCGAGACCCGCCTCAGTCTGTGCGATTGCGAAGAGCACTTTTGCGGCGTGTGCAAGACGCTCGTTGCCTGCGAACTTGCCCCAGACTTTAATGCCGTTGGCGTTGACGAATGCAAAGCCCGTGTACGAGTTTTCGTTGTCTGCACCTGAGAGATATGACACCATGATTCGCTTCTCTTCAGTGAACGTTGCAATGCCTACGCGAAGCGTGACATAGTCGTTCTCACCGAGTACGACGGTGTACGTCCCAAGTGGGATGCTTGGTGCTGACTGCTCGACTTCAACTTTCTTGTCCGCAATCTTCGTTGAAATGCTAAGCAGTGCGTCAATTACCCAACTTGCGCCGTGCATCGTCAGTTGGTCCTGTGCTCGAACGCGCTGATACGCTGCTTCAATGTTTGAGAGAAACTCAGTGTCCTTCTCGTTGAGGGTAATGCGGATACGCTCACTGATGAGTTTCTCAATGAATGCGATTTGCTTTTCGCTTGCCTTCATGTTGTGTCCTTTCGTCCTGCCCGGTTGAATTACCAGACAGAATCACTATAACAATAATTTGTACCCGTGTGACACTATTCTTAAAGAATCTTTGAAAACCTTACAATAAAAGGAATTAAGGGCCCAATCAAGGGCCCCCAATTCACTTTAGTGTCTTCGAAATATTAGTCGAAGGTGTTACTACTCTTCAAACTTCTTCCACGTTTGAGTGACATTGATGAGACGTTCGCGGTCACCAATAAGTTCGCCAGTGTACGTACCAGGCGTACCGTCAAGCGACTTGTACAACCATTCGCCAAAATAACGACCAACGTCAACAGTGACGCCTTTGCCCCACGTCAAACGCAATGCTTTGTAATCGCGAAGCGGCTCAATCTTCCAATTGTCTGGGTAACCCATGAGACGCGCGACTTCGCGGTGCGTAATGTTGCGGTCTTCAGTTGGGTGAATGAGCAAGTCGAGACCCCCACCCGTGATGACTGGGCATACGTAATCAGCGCGTAAACGATACGGTTGCGTAAAACCAAAATTGTAGCCGTTGCCTTGAAAGTGCGCGTGACGACGTTCGTAAAACTCAGGCCATTCAATGTTCTCATCATCGAGACGACGCATCACTTTACCGAGGTCCATACCTTGGTCCCACATGCCGGTGGCCAACAACTCCTTGACGCGACGAGTGTGAGGAATGTCGAGAGTGACGTGACCGTCTACTTTTGTCTTATTGCGCTTTGACTTTGCCCACTTTGAAAATGCATCGTGAACGTACGGCTGCGCTTCCCATTGAAGTTGAAGACCCGACAAGTCGCCAATTGCGTCCCAGACGTTAGGCAACTCGCGAGGTTGAGGCTCTTCTACGCCGAATGGCACACGATGAGCGACGAACATATAGCGACGACGCATTTGAGGTGAGCCCATCGAACGAGCAGAGTGCAACACGTGAGTGAGGTCGTACTTTGCGCCCGTGAGTTCTTCAAGACGAGCACGCAAGTCAACCATCAGTTCATGGCCTTGCGTAAATGCGCCTTGCACGGACTCAAACGCAAAGATGGGAGGCGCAATCTTCGAAGCGTACTCAGTGATTCCCCACATGCATGCATTTGCGCGCGAGTTCACACCTCGAAACGACTTGCTCGAGAGCAAACTGAAGCCGCTGCACGGTGGATTGCCGATGACGAGCTCAGCGTCAATTGGCGTCCAATTTTCGTACGACTCGACTTCAGTCTCCCAATTATTTCCAAGAATGTGACGGTTGGCTTCCATGTTCGGTGCGCCAAAGCCACCCTTCGTTTCTTTCTTGCCGACAAGTTCAAAGCCACTTTGTTGGACGCCTAGTGAAAGACCTCCAGCGAACCCGTGAACGTCGACGAATCGAAACGTATTGCTCATTATTGCTCCTCTACACATCGTTCAGATGTGCACTTAACTGCGACGTCATCGAGTGCGCGTCGACATTTTTGACATTTGTTCTTATTGTCGTAGCCATCTCGCTGACGTTTTGCGTTGATTTCCATCTTCGCTTTATAGCGGCGCACCCATTCTTCATCAGTGCATCCCATCGCGACGGCGAGATTTGCGAGAAAGTGAGCAACATCAATGAGTTCACCGATTGCTGCATCTCGATTTGCGCCGCCGCGAGGCTTTGCCCACGGCTTCCATTGAATTTCACCGAGGAATTCGCTCATTTCGTCGACTAGAGCGACGTGATTCCAAAGAACGAAGTCCGCAAGTTCTTCGCCCGTGAGCGCAGAAGGGTCTTTCCCATACGCTTCAATTTGAAGCGTGCGAGTTTCTTTTAGCCACTCCCATGCGCTCATGACATCGCCGAATCAACGAACGTTTGTGCAATTGCAACTACGTTATTGCGCTTGCGAATCACTTCACGGTTGTGCTGAACGATACGCTTACGTTCTGCTTCATTCTGCCACACATCGAGACACTTCTCATACATGCTTGCGAGTTCACGCACCGTCGAATCATCGACGCGAAGCTTTGCGAATGACAATGCATTCTCGTACGTAGGCAGCACAAACATTTCGAACTCAGGGTCCGACAAGTGCTTAGGCACAATAGGGAATGCGCCGGCGTCCATCGCTTCAAGCGTTGAGAATTCGACAAGCCCTCGAGAGAAGTTGCCCGACGTCAAACCAGCGTGTGCAACCATGCGTGACGCTGTTTGAAGCGGCTTGTCATAATTGCCCAAGTACTTCACCATTGCGTGACCTGGGAGACGTGCTTCCCAATTGTACGGTTGAATGACGTTGCCATCGGTCCCGTCAGGGCCAAAGCGCTTGCCTTCCCACTCGCCTTTACGCACAAATTCTTCGTACACAACGAACGTAGGAGACGCAGACATTCCAATTGAGCACGCGCCCCAGATTTCTACTGTGACGTCTTCAGGAAGAAATGCACCAGCCATCGCTACAATGTGCTGGCCTTTATTCCAAATGAAGCGACCCATTCCGCCCACAGTACGCGGGTCTCGAGGGATGTCAGCGTCAACATCAAACGTAGGAACGTAAGGCAGATGCGCAAACGCCCAATCGATGTCTTTAAACAAAGGTGACGATTCGACTGATGACCAACTTGCCGTGACAAGCGTCTTGCCACGTGTTGGCGATGCGAGAAGTTGCTCAGTGAACACCGTCTCCTTCTCACCATAATTCGTACCGTGCAACGCAGTTGTCCAAGGCACACCGGCTTTCACAAGTGCGTCAACGTAAAGCGGGACAGTCTCTTCCTTCAATGCCTCTTTGTCGTGAGAGGGATTGCGAATCTCAGGAAGAATAACCATGTCGTATTCTTGCAACACTGAGATTGCGTTTGAGTTCTTATCGACACGGTCAATTGGCTTCAACCACCAACGTGCGCCAGGCTTAGGTGTGCCCCACGAGACGCGGGCCTTACCGGACTTAGTGAAGGAGACTACGTCTACTTCGTGACCAAGTGCGATAAGACCCGCCTTGACGTGATACGCATACGTAAGCGGCCCACAAATGCGTGGCTCCGGTTCGTAAATTGCGATTTTCACGTTTGCTCGTTAGAACGGTGCGGCAGGTGCAACAGGCGCTGAGGTGGGCGTGGGTGCTGGTGCACTCATAGGCGTCACAGGAGCGGCAGGAGCAGAAGCGACAGGTGCAGCGACCGTTGCAGTTGCGCCCTTCGACGCGAGCACCTTCTTGACTTCGTTACGCAGTGCGCCGTTGTATTCAGTCTGACCGACTTCAATCGTCACGGTGCGACCAACGAGTGCCGAGGCAACAACGTCATCGCTTGGTGATGCTGCAAAGAAGTCAGAGTCGAGGCCGAGTGCACGCATGTTCGAGAAGAAGTACGCGAGAGCACGAGGGCTGTCAGGTACGACTACAAAGCGATTCCACACGAAGCGATTCGCGTGCGGTCCCGAGATTACTTTGAACTGCACTTCGAACATTGACTTGCCCGACTGCGCAATCTTGTGTTCGGCCTTTTCGACCGTTACATCATAGGTACCGCTGGGCAGTGGGTCATACCCCTGCGTTACGGTGCCTGCTTCCTTCAAAAGGTCGCCCCAAGTTGTCATACGTCTACTCCTTCTAAGAGTCTAAGTGTTTTATTTTTTGATGCGTTAGTTATTGCCACCGTATATCATCTCCAACATGGTGATGACGTCCGGGTTGTCAATAACATTACCAAGTTTGCCAGTGCGATCGCCAGCCTCAAAAGCACTGTGCGGTGCACACAACAAACGCCGTCTAACGACACCGTCTTCTCCGAGCTCCGTCCACAAGTAACCGCAGACGTCGACGTAGTAAGGCAGTGTGTTAGAAAGTTGGCCCTGAACGTACGGGCGTCGTACGTTGTTAAACTCACGCGTCATAGCGACAAAGATTACCGCTTGCAATGGGTTGGTCGGGTGAATAATGAGGTCACGGTAAGAGCGAACGAGAGCCGACATCTTGCGAAGCAAGTCGCCCCAGTCTTGCGTCTTCATCTGGTCTGTGCCTACGAGAGCGTCAATGCAACGCTGTTGCGTTTCTGAAAGCGAGTCGATTACGACGCTTTGAAATGAGTGCTTGCCTGAGTTCAACCAATCGTACACACGTTGGACGTCTTGGAATGAACGAACGTATACAACGCACGTCTCCCACGTACCGTCATACGCAGGAGGCGCATCACGCATCGGGTCCCACACAACTTTCGATGAGCCCGTGAAGCGAGTGCTTGCGCCACCTTCAGCGTCGAGAATGAGACGTGGCGCAGGCGCCGAGTCTCCAAAGTACGACTTACCGCTCTTGCTTAAGCCGTGAATTAGCATACTGACGCCTTGCGTCATAGTGTCACCTCTGTCTGGTATCTTTCATATGGGTTGTGAACTCGGTACGCAGATTCAATTAGGCCCTCTGCGTGGGAGCCATCGTCGAACAGTGGGCACACTGCTCGAAAGTCGCAGTCCCAAGCGCACGTGCTTGTAGGAGTGGGATACGCGACTAAATGGTGGTCTTCACCGTCATTCAAACGATTTTCAACTTCAACCATCGTTTGCAACGTACCGAGAAGACGCAACCAGAAGTTACGAAGCTCTGTGTCGTTGTGGTGAATCATTTCACGAAGATAGAAAGGTGGCTTAGCGTTTCCAGTGCGCTTAACTTTGCGCAACATGTTGTACATACCGCCCGTGACGTGTTGGTCACTTGGCTGCGTAAGGCGCTCGAGAAGTTGATACATGAGCGGTTGTTCATTGAGCTCGAGCGTACGCGTGAGACTATCGAACGATGCACATGTTTTGTGGTCCATTGAAAGAAGACGACCGTCAGACTTACGACGTACACGCGTGTCGAGTTTTCCGATGATTGTCACAGGCACACCGTCAAACGGCGCAGACAATTCTTCTTCGACAGAGATGACTTCAAGGTCGTCGTCAATGCCAGTCTCTTCGACCCATTGGACGTATCCTTCAATCATCGCTAAAGCGAGCGCTGCCTCTTTGTTGAGGTCTTCAAAGTCAAAGGTCTCTGGGTCTACGCCTTCACGGGCTTTGTTGTATTCGTTACGAATAACTTCAATGGGGTCTTGCGGTGTTGGGCTATAAAGAGCGGCGAGTGCTTCGTGCACACGCGTTCCCAACATTAACGCACCCGTTGTGCGCTCTTCAACTTTGCGAAGTTTACGATGATACGTTAACCACCACTTACGACGGCAACGTTTGAAGCACTGAACTTCTGAATTACTTACGTGCATTTGTCTCTCTGTCATGTCTATAACAATAACGCTTTCGAATTACAACTTTTCACCGTACAACACTTTCTTAAGCGTGTCGGCGTCTCGAAGAATTTCATTGAGATTAGCGCCTTTTTCTTGAAGGCGTTCGATTTGACGCCCAACTTCCATCGTGCCTTCGGTGAGCACATCAATGATTGTGACTTGCGTGTGTTGCTCTGAACCAATGCGGTGCACACGGTCTTCAGTTTGAAGGTTGTCAATCAATGACCATGAGCGCTGAAGCATAACGAGGTAAGGCGCAGTTGTAAGTGTGATACCTGTGCCACCAGATTGCACCGTGAGAAGAATCACTCGCACGCGCTTGTCTTGAAAGTCGTCAATTGACTTCTGACGTTCGTCCATCGTCTGTCCGCCTTGCACTACGCTGAATGAAATGTTGTTCTCACGTAAGTGTGTGGCGCACAATTCGAGAAGTTGCCGTGACACCATGCCCACTGCAACAGGCTCATCGCCGAGACTATCGAGAATCTCAATGAGTGCGTCAACTTTACATGATGGGTCGCTTAGTTTCACGGACCCATCTTCTTGAATCTCCGCATACGCACTTGAGAATTGCATCAGCCGTGCGTATTGCGAAAGTGGGTTCGTAGTGATGAGCACACCGCTCTCGAGTTCGGCAATCATCGTTGCTGCCATGTCTTCGTACGCTTGCTTTTGCTTTTTCGACATCGGACACGTCCACTCTTGACGAATCTTCGGTGGGAGAAATGGGAGCAACGCTTCTTTAGGAACGTGGCGAAACCGTGGGTCTAAGAATGAGAAAAGCTCTGACGATGTTTGCGGATTGATGCCGCCAATATCTAACGCACCCCATGAATTCCATGACGCAGTTGCGTATCGTTCAATGAATGAGCTCTTGCGTGGGAAGTCTTCTGGCGAGTTACCGTGCATAATCGCCCATAAGTCACCTAAGTGTTGAGCAACTGGCGTACCAGTTGCGTCCCAACAATAGCGCACCGTGGGTGCATGTTGCAAAGCCCATGACGCACGCGTTTGCTTACTTTGTGGGTCCTTTGCTCGATGCGCTTCGTCTCGAATGACGGTGCGCCACTGAATTTGATTGAGCGCTTTCGGATGCACTTCACATCGCGCTTCTGTGACAGCAGGGTCTTCACCACCGTGCTCAACGCAACGCGTTAAACCGATTGAGCCATACGGAGCAAGACGCGACAATGATCGTAGTGATTCCCAATTGATGACGACAAGTGTTTTGTCGCCGTCATTAATGTCAGCCAATTGCTTTTTGCGAGCAGCAGTCGACCCGTCGAGAATGATGACGTTTACGTCAAGCCCGAGCTTGTCAACTTCGTTCTTCCAGCCTTGACGCACACCGTTAGGCGTCACAACGATCGCTGGCCAACCGTCTTCCGGTATAGCCATCAACAACTGACGTGTTTTTCCGGTCCCCATAGGGTCACCTAAAAGTCCACGTTTAGTTGCTTGCAACCACTTTACGCCTGCTCGCTGCGGTGGGAATAGACGTTCATCTCCGTCAGCGCTAATCGCATCGCGTAACGCCATTGATGGGTCAACGCGTTGAGCACGCTCGTTCACGGCCCACTGACGTAGTTCATCGCTGATGTCGAGACGATCGCCAAAGACGCCGCGCAATGCAACGCAACTCGCCCAACTGAGAGGCAGACGCCAACATCCAGTTTGCGACCACTTCGCACCGGGCACACTTTTGATTGCGTTCTTATCACGGAATTCTGTTTGCACCGTGATTTCGTTGTTTTCGATGTGTGCTAAAGGCATTCGTCCTCTTTCATTTGTGAGTCAATTTTACTTCAGCATCTTGGCGAGAAAGATGCCATTTGCACTTGTTGATTTGACCGCTGGTCGTGGAAGTTTTTGCGGGTACGGTGTTGCGCGCTTCGGCATGTTGGACGCAATCTCTACGCCCTTCTTCATGAGCAATTCTTTGTTACCCGTCTTGCTCACTCGTCGCTCATTGACTTCTGCTCGCACACCATCGATGAAAAGTACATACTTTGTAGGTGTTGCGCGAAACACTGACACGCGATGATTCTTTATCATTGTTGACGAACGATCGCAATTTTCTGTGTGTGTCCACGTTACTTTTGCCACGGTGACTCCCTTCAATGAAGTGCTCCATGCACCTCATAAGTCTATTATAACAAATGTATGTTACTTTTGCGAATTCTTGACGAGCAAATAGTCGTCAATCATGTCGTGTTTCACCAGAAAAAGTAGTAAGTGCCGTTGTGCGTCACGGGCGTGCCCACCACCTTTAGGGCGCTTCCACCCGATTGCGTTGAGACGATCGTCTGTGCCGAAGCGTTTTGCGTCACTGACGTTTTGAAGAACGAATGAAACATCGTATCGTTCGCACAAAAACCGAAGGACTCCGATTTGCTCGAGGGACCACGGTGCTTGTGAGTACTTGGCTGTTTGTGTGCTGATGATGAAACGTTCACATACAACAAAGTCAATCTCTCCTCGTTCAATTAACGGTGCAGCATACGCAAGAAAGCGACTGCACTCGAGTTCTTTCTCGATACGTTCATCGTCTCTCCAAATTACGAAGCCCGTAGTACGACCTGGGTCGACAGCGAGAATTGTGGGCACTAACCTCCATACTTGGCTCCCCATCGAGGAAGTGGACCGTCAATACCGACAGTGAGAGGCACAGCCCAACGATCGTCACTCATAGCCTTTGTGATTACGTCCTTTAGCTCGTCCATGTCGTCATTAGGAATGTCTGCGATGATTTCGTCATGCACAGGAAGAAGTAAATACTCACCTACGTCCGATTCGTCGAGACGCACCAATGCTTCTTTAAACACGTCAGCGGCCATGCCTTGAATAAGTGCATTAACCAATGCGTAGTCACGGTCATTATCGCTGAGTTGAAGACGACCAATTGGTGTCTTTACAAACGCACGTCCAGTTTCACGTTTACGCTGCTCAACGACTTTAGCCACCGTGCCTTGAAACGCTTTTACACCTGGGAATGTTGCGTCATACTGAGTCAAAAAGTCTCGCGCTTCGTCGGGTGATACGCCTGCCGTTAAAGCAATTTTATCGGCGCCAGCACCGTAGATTTTTGCGAAGCCTACGCTCTTTGCGATTTGACGCCGTGGGTCTTTCTTGTCGATCGTGTCATCGTTGTAAACGCGACGTGCGGTGGTCAAGTGAATGTCACCAGAGTTGATTGCGTCAATGAGATTCTGGTCTTGCGCAAAATGCGCAAGGATACGCATTTCAACGCCATCAAAGTCCGCACTCACAAGAGAGTGACCTTCTCGAGGGATAAAGCAATCTCGCACAACTCGACCGCGAGGGAGTGTTTGAAGGGCTGGTCGTTCCATCGACATGCGGCCTGTCCGTGCGCCTAACTGATTTATTTGAGGGTGCACAAAACCGTTCTCATCGACATAGTCAAGGAATGGGTCGAGATACGTTGAACGAATTTTTTCAGCCTTGCGCCGTGCGAGAACTTGGTACGCAAGAGTCTGTCCCTCATTCAATGATGTTACGTCAACGTCTTCAAGCGAGCCGCCAATGATTTCTTGAATGACGTCTTCATCGAGTGCGTAATTGCCACTCTTTGTCCGTGTCGTAAGTGGGACGCCAAGTTCGAGAAGTTTGTCAGTCACTTCACGGTTAGAGCCAGGGCTTACGCGATAATTCTTGAGACACCAGTCACTAACGCTATTCGCAAACGTCTCGAGTTCCGCCGCCTTCTTTTTCGTGTAGTCTAAGTCGATTCGCGAGCCACGAGCTTCCATATCAGCGAGAACAAATTGAACGGCCTGCTCGAGAGCGTACACATCTGCGAACTCTGCGTCAATCTGAGGCTTTAGTTTGTTGTACACGTGTGCAGTGAGCACCGTGTCCAATGCACCGTAACACCAATACAACTTGAAGTCTACTGGCACCGTAGCCCACGTCCATTTTTGCAATGACATCGCTTCATCAAGCGCTTGACTTGCGTACGCTGCTCGTGCGTCTACGAGACGCGCAGCGACTGGCTTCAGCGCTGTGCGACTTGACGGGTCGAGAATGTGACACATGATACGAGTGTCGTGAATATTTTCGCGCTTCATACGAATGCCACCGTGACGTTCAATGTAACGCACATCAAACTTAGAGTTGTGCGCAACCATTTCGCCTTCATACTTTTTGATGGCTTCAATCGCTAAGCCACCCCATCGTTCCCACGGTATTGCCCAACCAGCGCCCATATCGCCGAACTGAACGAGACGTAGTGCGCACTTTTCTGGGTCGAGCCCGCCCGTTTCTGTGTCAAATGCAAGTACTTCGCGTCGTTCACCGAGCCAACGCATAAATTCATTAGCTTTGTCGAGCGTATCGACAAACTCTAGTCGCGTGTCTTCTAAACTCATTTCATTGTCCTCACCTTCACACCGTAGCGCTCGAGAAGTTCTTGCGTTTCTTCTGGATTGCGTTTTAGTTCGTAGTCGCTAATGAATAGAACAACTTGCTTAATGCCTGAGTTTGAGATTGTCAACGCACACCGTAGACACGTTACGCCATTAACGTAAAGTGTGGGGCTTTTCTCGAGCCAAAGATTATTTGCGCGCAAAATTGCATTCATTTCCGCGTGCACTGCGTGGCAGTCGGTGTAGTTCGGATTGACTGCGTGTTCACCGTGAACACGTGCGTTCACAGCGCGTGTGCACCACGTTTCGCATGATGTGCTAGCGCTTTGATGCGCAGGCGTACCGTTGTAACCAACAGACAACACTCGATTGTCTTCAGACACAATGACAGCGCCATACTGCGCCCGTGAGCACCAACTTCTACGACCTACGTTGCGAGCAGTTGACATCCACAACTCGTCCCATGATATGCGTCCTTCGTTCACGGCTTACAACTTATCAATCGAAAGTTGCTGCTGAAGATGCCATGATTCTGTTGTGCTTTCAGCGGTCACGGACGTTGGATGCGTCATAAACGTAAGCGCACGCGCTTGAATTTCTTCAAACGTAATGCCTTTCCAACCGAAACCGTCGTGACGCACTAAGTCAGACGTAGGAAACGAAAGCGTGTCAATCTTGTCGAAGTCACGTTCGTAAAGATGAAACGAAACTGCGTGGTGATAATAATCGCCGGCTTCAATTCCGAGAACGTTTGCGAGTGCAAGTTGCAATTGTGACAACTGGCCCCAGTCATGAGGAGTGCCCCACCATGCGTCGTTGCTGCGCATTGTCACGTGCATTACGAGTTTGTCATTGCGAATGAAGAATTGAAGCATTGTTGTGCACGGTACATCTTTCGCTTGCGTCGTGCGGAATGCGTCAAGGAGCGGGTCCCAGATTGTGATGACTGCTTGACGAGTGTCACGGTCTGATTGCAAACGACGAATCACTGCTTCTAACTGCGCACCGATGCGTGTGCCGTAAGGCCCATGAAACGTTTCGCCGTTCATGAAGTTCGCCATGTTCGGCGCAGCCTTCACGGTGCGAGCAGGCATCGATGTGCACGAGATAAGTTGCAATGCCTCAAGACTGATGAGCTTTGTGCTCAACTTTCGATCGATGCCCGTGACGATTGCGTAGTGTGGGTCTAGTCGCATGACAACATCAAAGATTTCTCGAGTGTTCTGTCCTCGAGGAGACGTTGACTCACCATGAGTTCGTAGGTATTGAAGAAGCGCAGGATAATCAGTCTGCACATTTTCAATGTCAAATGCGTGTGTTAGTTGTTTCATTTGTCCTCCATTTTGTATGCGAATGGGATGTGAGCGTGATGACATGCATCCGCAGACTTTTGATCGATTGCAATTACAAGCGGGTTGTATATTGCGTCCCACAATTCATTCAATTGCTCAGTGTAATTCACAAACGCGGTATCTGTGTCGCCGCCAAGTGCATATCGCTTTACGATATCGTAATTGTGTGTACCTTCATATGGCATGAAAGCGATAGGCGTTGGCGAGTCACCGACAATTAGTCGTGATGGGCGACGAGTGCCAACGTAAGACGTGAATGCGCCGCACTGAGACGAACTCGCTTCAGGCGCAAGCGCTGCTGTGATGACACCGTGAGCGTCATGAAAGCCAGTGACTGATGACATGAAGTGGAGAGGTGTTTTCTGAATCACTTCACGGTAAAGGTCAATGACAGACGCCACTTCATCACGCGCTAGATAGTCTTCACCTCGCTCATTCATTCGACTTAGAAGTGCATCTAGCGGCATTTCCGTGTACACTAAGTACGCTCCTTTCGCTTGAAGGAACGCATTGATGTGCCAACGAATGACTGGGTCCAACCCATTGTCACCGCGCTTGATGGGACCGTATACGTCAGGGCCAATGTGCCAACGATCGCAAACGATTGACCGTGATTGTTGAGGCACATAGTTAAGAAGCGCAAGTTCGTACTCGTCAAGGACGTGATCGATAGGCACCCCACGGTGAATCAACTCTGCGTCGCCGATAAGCGATACGAGTTCATTCGCCAATGTCGACTTACCGCTGCAATCGACACCTTCTAAGATGATAAGCATTCGTCCTCCGTTTTTGTTGTGAGTTAAATATTACTCAATGCGAGTGGGCGCGTAAAACGCTCGCTTGATGCCATCATCAAGTTCTGCGGCTTGTAACAAAGCGCTCGAAGACGTCTTTGGCAAGTACCACACACCGTCAGCATCGCGCAATCTCAATCGCTCAATAATCGCTGCGGGGTCTTCAGACACTTGCGCCCATTCACGGTTAACTTCGTGGCACACATCTTCAGTAAGCATAGGGCGACACGTTGAACATGGCACTGATGTCTTCGAAGCAGGCGCTAATTCAGCGTTCTTCTCTTTCATCATAGCGCAGTTGGGACGGTGCACAACTATGCTCTTTCCAGAGCCTGCGACAATATATTTGCCACCTACAGTTTTGTAGATGTCAACTACAAACCAACGAATTTTCGACGGTAAAAATGAAGTCGCTGTTGCGAGATGAAGGCCTTCAAAGTCGAGTTGACGACCTTTGTCGTAAACCGTAAAGAAGTCAGGCTGCATCATTCAATCCTACCATTAAAACTTTTTCGCCATGAACTCGTCAAGCGTAACGCCTTCATAACGCTTGCACAAATAATTCAATGACACAAACATTGGGTCGTACGCACCGTCAGCGACTTCATGTTTGACGATAATGCCTCGCCAATGTGCGTTACCTTGCGCGCCTTTATACTCTTCATCGTGAAGGTAGCATGCACCCGCAACGAGACCGTGAATAGGTTGACCGTTCGCGTGATAACGAATGCCGTAAAGAAGAAGTTGCTGATGACCTTGTGTAAACGAGATGCCGAGATTCTTCAAACGCGTATCGATCATTCCGCTGTACGATTGACCGGTCATTGGGTTGTAAAAGTAGTGAGCGTATGTTACGCCATCGAGAACGATAGGCTTAAGAAAAGGAACGACTTCCCACCCGTGTTCTGCGTAGTTGAGATGCTCGAGACTGACGTTATATTTCGCCGTCTTACTCAACTCGAGCACACGCGCAATTCGATGCTCGTGATTGCCGTGCAAAATAATTCTGCGAGGGTGCCATTGCTTCTTACCTTGCGCGCGTTTACGTGTGTTGTATTCGATAAGCGGCGCATTAAGAATGTCAAAGCCTTTATTCGCTGCGGCAATGTCCGTCTCATACAAGCGACCTTCCATCGAAACTTTGCCTTCATCGTATGATGAAAGCGAAGGCATGTCTGCGTGGTCGCCAAGATGAATGATTGTGACGTTCTCTTCGCCCGCGAATTTGTCAACAATGTATTGACCTATCCAAGCGAGATGCTCGAGTGGGACGCCATCTTTAACTTGCGTATCGGGTATTACGATATGTGTCGATGAAACATCATTCGTCATACGTACCTCCGTCATAGGCTAATAAAATTCTATTTAGTTTTGAGTTTGCGTATTGTGTTGCGTCACGGTATTGTTCGCTGATGTTATAAGTCCACGAACGTACTTTTCTGCTTCAAAGTCTGAGGCAGCAGCGACGTGAACGCCTCCTGGCCCACGGTGATGCGCTTCGCAAAGCCACACAAGATTTGCTGCACTTTCGACCCAAGCACCAACTTCATCGGGGTCAGAGATTCCAGGATAGTCGACTTCTAACCACGCGAGGTCAACACCGTTTTGCAGCGAAAATTCGACGTGTGCGTGATGAAGTTCGAGCGGCTTGTCTAACGAGCATTCGCTGAAGTCGTTTCGGTGAGCGCCTATCATGCATTGCGCAGTAGCCTTAGTCCTTTCACGGAAGTGATGAAAGTCTTTGTAGTGCGGGTCACCTTCTCGAGGTGGGTGCGGCGGATAGTGCACCAAATAATGATGCGTTGTCGTTTGAACGTGAGCGGCGATTTCTTCAGACATTAGAGTAGTGTCATTGGCTTAGGTGTCACGGTGATTGCGCCAGAAACGACTGCAGCGCCGTTTCCTGTGCTTTGCCACTCCCACACCCACGTGCCTGGGAGACTAACGGTTGCGATTTGTATCGCAAAAGTGCCGGTTGATGGATTCGTAATTTGCGAACCAACGCCATACGTAAATGATGTTACGTTTCCGCCGTTCACACGGTAGCCAAACGCAACATTCGTTGGGTTAATCGCAGCGCCCGTTAGCTCATTCGTAAATTGCACTTCAAAGTTTAAGACGTTGCCTTCAACGTATGTGTTGATTTGTTGAGATGCCATGAACTCCTTACAAACCCATTCTAATCGCTATAGCACCGTGATTTAGAGCGAAACGTTGGCTGATGCAGATGTTAGAGAAGACTCTGACGTAGTTGCGTTTGTCACTTGCGATTCACTTGCGTACGATAGCGTGACAATCGAAGACGTAGGCGTTGCTAATGTGACTAACGATGTTGCGTTCTTCGCGCCTGTGACGAGTGAAGTTGTCGCAACAGCGATGCCACCGATGATGCTCTCAATTAATGACGCATACGCGGAGAACTTTGTCGTCAATGTGCCTGACGCTGAGAGAAACACCGTGGGATTTGACACATTTGTAATGAACGTAGAAGATAAAGCACCAGACGTAGAAATGCGCGTGATTGGCGCGATCGTAGCGCTAAATACATTTGACATTGTTGAAGACGCCATTGGCACAATAGTACGCAAATTAGCCGTTGAACTAAATGATGCTTGCAAACTCTCAGTCGTAGGCACCGTGATAATTGAAGAAAGCGATGCGCTAAACTGCGAAGAAAACGCACCCGATGACGTTAATTTTAGCGTTGCGCTTTCAGACGCAGAAAATGACGTTTGCAAACTGCCTGTCGCAGACACGTTCACGGTTGACGTGTCATTACCAGCAAATGTCGCCAATAGTGAGCCATTAGCGCCTACATTAATGACCCCAGAGAGTGATGAGGAGAAGGTAAATGGGGCTGAAAATGATGTTTGCATCACTGTCGTCAATGATTCAGTCGCTGTAAACGTTGACGATAGCGCGCCAGTCGTTTGCATCACCGTGACTGGAGATGCATTTGCAACAAAAGAATTAGACGCAGCGCCAGACGCATTAATGACTATAACGTCAAGTGAATTCGCAGAAAATGAAGATGTGCTTGCGCCAGCGACTGAAAGCGCTGTGTTTCCTGCGTATGTCTGCCCAAGATATGGTGCGCCTAGATAGTTTGCGCCCAGCATTGGGTCTCCTTACAGAAGTTCTAGGAAGTTGGTGCTGTTCGTGGTCGTGGCAGGGTTGATGACCAGACCGAGTGCAACCGAGATGTTGATGCCGGTAGTCGCTGCCGGTGACTGCCAGAAGCCCAGTGCGCCACCACTTGTTGTTTGCGGATAGGTGGCGATTTGGTAGGTGATGGCTGACTGACGTGAGCCGGTGACGTAGGTAGCCACTGTGTCATTGTTTGGCAGGTTGTAGGGAGAAGTTCCCCAGCCACCACCAGAAGGTGGCGTGGTTGAGAACGTAGGTGCGCCAGTCATACCGAGAAGAAGTTGCCCAGGCTGCCAGTAGTAGTTGAAACCTTGTGCCTGACTGGTGGCGTTGCCGATTGCGGTTCCCTGTCCGTGTGGCGTTCCGTTGATTGCGATTGGGTTTGTGGTCGAGCATCCGGAGAACGTCGCTGTGCAGAAGCCGCCCGTTGTTGTTGGCACTCCGCTAAGCGTCACCGAGGTTGTGCCGGTGGTGGTCACGTTGTAGCCCAGCCAAGCGGAGAAGCCGTTGTTGGCGTTTGGTGCGCCGTTGCCGTTGGCCGTCAGACCGACCCACGTTGCTCCAGCTCCACTGACAGTGTAGGCAGGCAGGTATTTGTTCGCACCAGTCTGAGACCAGGCAGTGGTGTTGGTTGAGGAGACCACGATGAGGATGAGGTCACCTGGCAATGTTGAAAGCACAGGGACAGTTGTGGAGATTGACGAAGTCGTTGTCCCACCTCGGTAAGCAATAGCCACTACGCCACCGCCACCAATCGCCACTTGGAGGTTTCAGAGTTCCAGATGAAGCCCACGTCAAGGCGTGTCGTTCCTGCCGTTGCCACGGGAAGCAGGACGCCACCAGAAGACTCGAACGTGCCTCCCCACGTCAGACCGATAGAAGTTGTGCCGGTCATTGAGATCCGCAAGGTGTCGCCGTCCACGGGCGTTCCTGAGCTTGTGAACTGCACCGGCGTTGTGGTCTGGCTGGTGACGTGATACACATCAACATTGTCGGTGTTGATTGCGTAGGACGAAGCGTTGGCCGTCGTCGAGGTCACTCGCTTGGTGATGCGCTTGTTTGTCAGAGTGTCGGTGGTGGCACGTCCGACCAGCGTGTCCGTCGAGGTCGGCAGGGTCAGCGTTCCGGAGTTCACAATGCTGGAGAAGCTGGGAGTTGTAAGACTTGGTGATGTTGAAAGGACATTGGAGCCAGAGCCAGTTGATGTGGTCACACCAGTGCCACCTGCAGTCACAGGGAGAACGTTTGCCATCTGCGCCAAGTCAGTCGTGACGAAAGCGTACCAAGTGCCTCCGGTGCCAGTTCCGCTGTAGGTGAACGTGTAGGCGGCGTTCACAGTCACTGCGTAGTTGGCCTTGATTATCTGGCCTGTTGCCGATGTGGTGGCGTTGGCGCTGAGTGTAATCGTGGATGCGCCTGAGTTGATTGACACGATGGTTGTGCCAGCAGGTGTGTAGGTTCCCGATACTTCCTGACCAACGTAGAGGTTGCTCGTCGAACTTACGCTGGTCAGCGTTGGGGACGAGGCTGTGGTCGTTGCGGTGAATGAGGGAGCGTAGACGTTGCCCGACACCGAAACGTTGTTCAGCCCACCGTTGATGTAGACGGTGTTTAGTGAGAGGTTCTTGATTTGGTAGGTCGAGCCGTTGACGGGGTTCAAAGGAAGCGTGATGACCTGATACTGAGTCGAGCCGTTGAAGATGGTGAACTCACCAACTCCAGCCGTCGCAGTTGACGAGCGAGTGACCAGCGAGTTCGGGACTACGTTCGTCCAAGTGCCGGGAGTGCCGCCGGTAATACAGACCCAGAACGTGCCGGTCTGGTCGGCCACTACGTCGCCAGCCTGAAACGTGCCGGACGTAGGAGCACCAGCAGCGGTGACACCGACGAGGCGAGTCGTTCCGGCAGTAGCACCAGTGAGACCCGTGACCTTGAAGTCAGTTGCGACGATTTCGCCAGAGCCCGTGATGCCGTTTCCGCTCATAGCAATAGCGCCGGACATTGTGCCACCCGTCAACGGCAACTTGGTAGCGTCCAGTGGTGCGGCGGTTGATACGCCCGTGACACGGCCCTTTGTGTCGGTAGTTATGACAGGGACAGCCGTAGCGGATCCGTAGGTTCCGGCAGTGCCAGCCGTAGCCAGGGTGGGATTTGGATACGTTCCCGTCAAGTCGCCACCAGCCGTTCCTGACGGTGGAAACGAGGTGGGAACTGCCGACTGGACGAACGCTGTGGTAGCGATTTGCGTGGTGTTCGTGCCGGTGGTCGCCGTAGGAGCCGTAGGAGTGCCGGTCAGGGCTGGGCTGGCGAGTGGAGCACCGCCAAGATTGCTCAGGGCTGTTGAGGTCGAGGCAACGTCCGACAGGTTGTTCGCAGCCTGAAGCGCACCAGCGACAGTGGTGTTTGCCGAGATGATGCTCTCGACGTTGGTGGTCGCCGCCAGT